GTTTCATCTTCCGTCATCTCCTTTCTGCTGTGCCTGTAAAATCATAATCGCCTCCTCGCACTTATACATCCTTTCAACAAGGTTGTTGTGCTTATCGACTTTCTTTTCCAACTGTGTCAAACGATATTCAAGTAAATCTCTCGTAGCCTTGTTCTGTGCGTACTGCGTAACGATACAGACGATAAGGCTAAACACGCCACTAATAATGCCACCTAACAAAACTGTCCAGTCCATTTTCTGCCTCCTATGATGTAACCAAAGTAAGTTCATAGGTTACCTTCAGCGTTTTGTCTGATAACTTTTGAACAGGACTGTCAAGGTTGAATATTGTGGCAAGGTATGGTCTTAATAATGTTCCCTCAATATGCGTGGTAAATGAATTAAGGTCATAATTGCCCCTCGTTAGGAAGATGGTGTATGGGTCATCAATGAATTGTCCGTAACATACCCAACCATCTCTGCCACCACCGATACCACCTTGACCGTTGCATTTTTCAAGTGTCGGTGTTCCATTTTTAAGTCTGACAACAAAAGCACCACCGAGATACATTCTATCTTCTAAAACCACATCAGGACCAACTCTGCCACTTGCACTAAATCTCAAAGTGCCTAAAGATGTAATTTCGTATGTTCCTGTATGAACAGCATTGCAGTAGTTGTATTCCTGATAATTATAATTTACGCAAGCTGTAATAAAATAATTTCCAAGAAATGCGAAACAGAATCCACAGCCACTTATTGATGGCTCATAGCCGATTCGTAAGTTTGCGAATCTGTATTGCTCTTGTGTGTTGTCTGCATTGAACTTAATTACATTTACAACATTGTCGGATGCTGATGAGTTTTTAGAACTTGCAACAATAAACCAATGACCATAGCGACATACCACCCACCAAGCATGAACAGAATCTGTTAGAGGAGTAAAAGTAAAGTTCTTTGTGTCAACCTCTCTCGCCCCTGTCATATCTCCATTTCGTAAACTCTTAAAAGGATTTATTCCGACACCTGCAAGGTCATATTCTTTCACAACAAGAGTACCTGCTGAAAAGTCCAAACCTGTTACAACACCCACCGTATTATTTGACCTGTTGATGTAAGCAATTCGGCTGTTAGTGCTGAAATAAGTTTGCTCGCCACCATTGTATAAAGTGCCACACTCCATCGGCTCTACAATTTCCAAAGATGTGTCCTGTAAACCATCATAAGAATTGCCAACACCCTTATATCCACCATACTTGGATGTCAAGCAAACGGATGCTATCTGCCCAAGTCCTTCGTCTGTATCCCAGTCAAAGATAAACTTGCGTGTGGTGGCTGTGGATGCTGATGACCTGCTGTTGTACTGTCCTAACTCTTCAGGTGCTGTGTTACCTGTAATAGCCATTGATGCGTTAGCCACCATCTCCTTGTCGGCAGGTGGATATAATGGAGAGGAGTGTCTGCCTGTCATATCGGTTGCCTCTGTGATGGCTGTATCAAAGCACATAATACCACCGAACAGGTCATCTATCGGCAGGGTTTCTCTATTAGCGAAGGCATTCGGTCTTAAATAACCCATCTGCTTAAAGAGTTCCTGGCTGAACTCTGTAATCATATTGTGTTCTTCGTGTCTTTCGACCTTGCCTGTTTTCTTGTCGGTTAATTCTATTAAGCAATGTCCTTTAAGTTTCATTATCTACCTCTCTTTCCTGTGGCTTAATCCTCGCAAATATAGGATATTCCATATTCTTTTGCACATTTGAACTCTATCTGACATCCTCTTGCATTTCTCCAACCTTTAGCAAATACTGCTATATCCGCACCTGCCAATAATTCAAGTGATTTTCCAAGATACCACAATCCGTTGTTTACATTATCGAGAGCATTTTTTTCAATGTAGGTATCTATAATCGTTATTTCATCTGGTTTATATCCTTCGTTATATAAACCTTCGATAACCCTTGCCCTATCTTTGCTTATCTGTAAATCAGACAAGCCATTCATAGGCTGACTTATAAATACTTTTGTCATTCCTTATCCCTCACTTTCTTGCGATGTCCTTTAAGTTTCATTTGTGCCTCCTATCTGACATATACATATAAATGAGATGTACTTGTTATATCTTGACCTGCCCAGTTCACTGCATTTAGCCATATATTATCTTTATTAAGTTGACCGACAGAATATGATGTTCCAAAGTTACCTAAACTAACCATAACAGCAGTATTGCTAACCATAGGTCGAAGAAAATGCGATGTTAATAATGCACCTTGATTTCCTTCTACTTGGGCTATTATTTCTGTCCACTCTGACGGTAACGCTATCGCACCTGCACCAAGTCTTCCGTTGTGATATACAAACTCACTTTGTTTACTATTTGCTAAAGTGTCCACCTCGTCTATCTTCTGTTTCGTGCTTTGGCTTGACGAATAAGGCAAATTACTTGCGTTTATTGCAACAGGCTGTGCATCGTATATGAAATACTTGGCACCTGGTTTCAACTGTCCGTTGGCTTTCAGCGTGTTGTAGTTCTCTTGCGATATTCTAATCATTTCGATGTATATCGTCTTGCCATTGACTGCGTCATCTTCCACGCATCCACTCGCAAATTGCAAGTCATCTTCCTGTGCCATTGCTGTTCCGTCTGATTTAAGGATGGTGTGTCCGTCTGTGATTCCAAGTGTGGATGCACTTATCTGCGATACAGTAAGCTCAAGGTTTGTAAGGTCTGGACTTTTCTCCCACTTTTGTGTGGTTGAATTAAACCTTGCGATGTCCTTGTTAGCCACACCTGCCACATCTACATCGTTAAGTCCTGCGAAGGTGGAAGATCCTCCACCACCTGCTCTGTTTACCCACTTTTGTGTGGCATTATCATATACAAGAGCCTGCCCATCTGTCGGACTACTTATATTTACATCGTTAAGACCTGCAAGGGTGGAACTACCACCCCCACCACCTTGGGTTATTTCGTCCATAACCTTTACTCTATCCCACTTGGTAGCATCCCAAGTGCCTGTTACATTATCTTCAAGGCACTTATACAGGTAGTTCTCTCTTCTGACATAATCGTCTGTGTTATAGGTTTCGCTTGCGTTGTATTCATCTGCCAACTGTTCGGACTTTTCTTGGTTAGCAAACATAACGCCATCGATAATATCAAAGTTATCATTTAACAAGCCAACCGAAACTCTTTCATTGCTTTGTTGTTTCGTTAAATCAAAATGCGTTGTTTGTGTTGCCATTATTTTGCCTCCATAAAACTCTGTAAAATTAACTTTGTTGCCATTTTCATAACCTGTTCATCGCTCATCTTCATTACATCTTCTTTTGTGAGGTTTTCTTTCTTCAGCAACTCTTTGAACTTTTCGTTTTCTTTATTTTCAATAATTGCCATTGTGTGCCTCCTTTAGTTAATTTGCAAAATACATCATATTTGCTACAACCCAACCTACTGCAGTCGAATTACTAATTGCCACAGTTCCATTTTGTCTCACAGTTAATAATCTTCTGTCCTCTGTTCCAAAAGCATCTGGTGCTAACATTGTGGCAGGTGGTCTGCATCCACTTGGAAGTGTGCCAAGTTCCATATTACCTACTTCGGCTTGTATATTTGAATAAACCTCAACTAGTTTTCCTATTCGCCTATAATACACCTCATAATCTTGTGAAAGTTTAACCCATCCTGTATCTTCTGGCTCAATAGTTCCACCATATTCCTCATCCGTACTTGCACTTGTCGCCAACATTATTCTGCCCATATTTTCTTCTCCTTTCATTAAACAGCAAGGGTAACCGTAAGCCAAACCTGTGCTATGTTTTTTCTCTTGCCCTTGCTATCTTGGAAGGCTCTTGCTAACCTCCCAAGAATTACACATAGGTTTTTATGGGTGGGTTAGCAAGTTCCCTATCCCAAGGCAATTACACAGGGTATTCATTACCCCAACAATATTCTTCGTTTAACTGCTCCCAAGTAAAGGCACTTGCCTCGCCCCAGGTCAGTTCACTAAGTGGCTCCAAGAACCACATATCTTCGTGCATTCCCATAATTGCAACAGGTGTGCCATCCATCGAAATAAGTCCGATATTTTGTGGGATGCTCTCGACATAGTATTCTTTCAAAGATACACCACAACTCTCGGCAATGTTCATAATTGCAACAGGCGTGAGTGGCATTGAAATTATGCCAAGTTCTTCCTCTACATTGATTCTTCCTGCCCACTTTGAAACAGCCGCAAGTCCTTGTCCTGATAAGCAAGCTCTTATATTGTCTCTGCCTATTTCAGCGTTGCCACCTGTTACCTTTAACGAAACAGTCCAAGTATAAGCCTTATTGCCTAACACCGATAAAAAGTACATCAAAGACAAGATGTGCTTGCCATCTTCGCTCCAATTTTCGACAGGGTGGTAAGTCATCTCGGCATCGTCAAGGTGGTAAGTAACCTCCACGCTCATATCCTCTGACAGACAATCAAGCTGTATTTCATGGAATATGCTAATGTTCGTATCGTCAATAGTGGTAAAATCTATTGATATAATCGTCTGATCCACATCATCTTCAAGTAGTATCTCACTAGCGTTCACAAAGGTACGCATTTCGACTACATTTGCCCTAGTCCTACTCTTTAACCCTGACAGGTCTTTGTCTACCTTTGACCTTGCTGTTGCCAACGCAGGGTTATCTCCGTAGCCATACGCTGTGTACTCTTTGCCGAATACATAGTTATAAGCCATTATGCAACAGTCATCAGACGAAGCCACACCACCATCAAAATGAATAACATCGCCAAGGTCGAATGCCATATCGCCAATAAGTTTACAAGTGAACGGAGTATACTGAAGGGTTACCATTTCATCGACAATGGCATCCATCCTTCTTCCTCTTGTTTCTACATCTTGCAACAATGGGTTACTGCCCAAGTTCATAGTAAGTCCTGTATCAACTGCACTGCCTCGATATTCGGTTGTGTCATCTTCTATGATGGTTACTGACAGTCCTGTGTAGCTTGTTACAAAGTCTGACAGCTTAATGCCTGTAAATCTTTGGTTTGTAAGTAGTTCAACCCCTGTATCGTTGCCAAACTGTCTTATAACAAGTCTGCCTTGTCTGTCGCAAGTTGCAAAACCTGCAAGGACTTGGGCAGTCCAATATATAAAGTCTCGCCAAGTTTCGATGTCATTTTCAGGGTTTACATAGAAACGCTCGTCTCCGTTTGTCATCGCCTCTATCTGTGCCTGTGTGTTGCCAAACTCAACACCACAATACTGACAAGCCAAAGACAGAAGGTCAAAAGGATATCCGGCTGTTACATCCAAGTTGACCTCTCGGTCAAACTTTGCCATATTATCGTAGGCTGTAAGTGTAACACCTATTTCTGTCCAGGTCGCCTCGTCTACTGTGAACACTCCACATGGAACTGTCTCCCAATTCTCTCCAACCTTCAAAGCGACTGATGGAGTTATAACAAGGCCCTTGTAAGTTGTTCTTGGAATCTCTCTTGCAAAATCATTAAAGAAGGTAACCTTAAGAGTGGTTATCTCAACTGATCCGTAAGTGAGATTTGTGTTTGGCATGCACCGACCGGATATTGAAAAAGAACCTGCAAGAATATCTTCGGAATCGAAGGACTTGTTTCCTATCGTTCCGAAGACTTTTCTTTCCTGTATTTCATTTTTAAGTTGGTTTATATATTCATTTGATACTGAATACATCAGAACTCCTCCAGAGTAAATGAGACATTGTAAACTCCATCAACATTTTCAAGTTTGAACGAGCTTTTGAGTGGAGGATATTTAAGACCTCTCATTCTAACAGCTTTGGTAACATAGCCATGTGCTTCAGCATCGTAGTATTTCACATTAAACTTTGGAATCCTTGAATATGTCTTAAAGAGTATCAATTCATTTGAAAGACAAGTTGTGGATATTGATATCTTAATTTTGCCAGTTCTTACAAGCTGAATCTGATCCGTTCCTGCTTCAGTTTGATTTACATTCTCAACTGTTACTTCTTGGATATCGAAACCGTCTGGATATTTAAGAACATCATTATCAAACATTAAAGGATATTGTTCTTCTATGCTCATGCTCTACCTCCTGACAGATAAGCCTGTCTTGTAATGGCATTTGTAACCACTGTATCTATTAAATCGTTGCCAATATAAACAGGAGCAACTATTTGAAGTCCTTCAAAGCCTCCTGTTCTTATGGCATTTATAATTGCATCTGCTAATGCGTTGTAGTCGATTCCCTGACTGTCTAATGGTGTTACTCTTGCTCCTCTAGGAAGGTCAAGAAGTTCTGGGCCTTTCTCACCGACTAAAACTCTACCTGCTGCCTGGATGTCTCCACCTTCAGCAAGCATCGGAATTGTCGGAAGGCTTACACCTTCGATTCCTGTTGCCTTGGATAGCCAAGCAGGTGGCTTAATAGCATTTGCACCATTGATAAGTGTATTGATGGCATTTATCCAGAAGTTAACACCATCTTTGAAGGATGCTTTTAACGCATCCCAAACTGCTGCCACCGTTCCCTTAAAGTCTGTGAACACCTTTGTTATTCTGTTGCCTATTGCATCAGTAACGAAAGTAACAAAGCCTTCTATCCAGTTCCATGCTTCTACTCCGGCAGTTGATAAATAGTCAAAGATAGTAACGAGCAAAGCAAAGAGTGGTGTCAAACATACATTGATGATGTCAAGCAACGGTGGAATAAGTGCACTTAATATCTCTACTGCATAAGGCAATATAGCATTAACCATGGATGTCATCGGAACGATGATAGCTTCCAGAATGCTAATAAGTGGAACTAATATAGTTGTCAAAATCTCAGTCAATGGAACTAAGATCACATTAAGTAAGTCAAGTAATGGACTTAATATAGCCATTACAAGTTCTAAGAGTGGCGACAGTAATTGTATTACTACTGACAAAATCGGAGTAATAAATGACAGTAATGTAGAAACGATAGGCATAAGTTTTGACAACAGCTCTGTCGCCACCGGAAGAACTGTCTGAACAAGTTCAACAATTACAGGAAGCAACTGCTGAAACAGTTCAATTATCACCGGTATGACACTGCTTACAACATCTGACAACATAGGGATGATACTACTTACTGAATCTAAGATTACAGGCAAGAGGTCAGCTGCAAGGTCTGCCAACGGTGGTATTAACTCTTCAATGAACTCCGAAGCAACAGGTCCAAGTTGTTCTCCTATTGCCTGAAGTGTTGGCATAAAGTCTATAAGTTTTTCTATTACGGAATTGAGCACCGGAAACAGTGCTGAACCAAGATTAGTCTTAAGCATGCCAAAGGACTTCTTTAAGTCTTCTGAAAGGTCGCCATACTCGACACCTGCTTTGACTGCTTCATCAGACATTACGAGTCCAAGCTCGTGTGCTCTGTTCTGAAGATCAACGATAGCATCTGCACCCTGGTTAAGCATCGGAGACATCTCTGTTCCTGCTTTGCCGAATAACTCTGTCTGGAGTCTTGCTCTTTCAGCAGTGTCTCCCATTTCAGCAAGTGCGAAGATGGTGTCCTGCATTACCTGCTCCTGTGAACGAAGAGAGCCATCAGCATTAAGAACTTCAACTCCCAACTGTTCAAAGGTTGCTGTAGCTTCAGCATTACCACTCTGAACTTTGTCCATCTGTGTAACAAGTGTCTTCATACCTGTTTGGAGCTTGTCTATATCCATACCGTTCTGGCCCATGATATATGACCACTCCTGATATGACTCTGCTGTCATACCTATTTTTTGAGACATCTTGTCTATCTCGTCTGCTGTTTCGGCTGCATCATTTGCAGCACCCACAAAGGCTGTTCCCATACCTACAACAGCAGTTCCGATGGCAGCACCTACACCAAGGACTGTCTGACCTGCTGCCCCAAAGGTCTTCGCAAGGTTGTTCGCATTTGTATCTGTTTTCTGTAATGAATCATTTGCTTTGTCGGTATCAATGAAAACGCTACCAACTAACTTAAAGATTTCAAGTGCCATCTTTCTTCGCCCTCTCATGTGCTGCATCTATTTCGGCTATGATTTCATCTGCTGATCGTAAATCAATGCCCCTGCCGGATGCAAGATCGTAATATTCTTCAAAACTTTTATATTTTCCGGCAGTTATCATCAAAGGAAGGAGTGCCAACCACTCTTCTCTTTTTTCTGCCTTTTTTTTCTCTTCAATAGCCAACATGACTATTTCGCAGAAGTCCATCACTTCAAGCTCTAGGTTGAAAGTTCCGTATCTGCTCAGTAGTAAGTCTTTTATTTTGACTTCATCAAGTTGGCTGCCGATGTAAAAAAAGCCTTCCACTTCTCAACATCTGCAACCTGCATTACTTTCTCTATAGTTTCAACAAGATCGGCTTGTGCAAGTTCTTCTGTGGTCATCTCTAAAGGGCCAGATAAGAACTCATATACAGCCTGTTCATTCTCATTCTCGGCTGCTGCCTCAATGATGGTGAACATCACATCATAGCCTAAAGATTCTGTGTTGATTTCATTTACATTGTCAATGGATAAGGTTAATTCTTTAATCTTGTCTGTTATCTTTGCCTTTTTAACTAATCTTACAAAGGCGAATAAGTCTGAATTGTTAAATGCTCTCATATCTCCTCCTGAAAAAATAAGAGCACCAAGTTTCCTCAGTGCTCTTAATTCTAATTAAACTGATGTTTCAATGGATGTGTAAAGCTCGTCAACTCTTTCAAGAATTGTCAGAACATTCATTGTGAGTTCTGCTTCTGAGCCTTCCATTACTACTCTGCCTTTGACAGCTCCTCTGTCTCCATCAGCATTGATTCTTCTGTATTCTCTGTTGACATTGAAAGAACCACCACCTCTTGTAAGTGCTACAAGATGCTCACCAATGTAGAGCTTACCTGCACCAAGGATGATGCTATCTGCTCCACTTGGAAGTGAATCGCCTTCGTAATCGATTTCCCAAGTTTCATCTGTTGAGCTTGCTGCTTCGTTTGTGTTTGTGTAGCAGCTTGTGAATGTTACTGAAGGAACGATGTCATTCTTTTCAGCGTATGTCCACTCAATGTTGCCAAGGTTTACAGCGTTTGTGATTTTAATTGTAACAGCCTTTCCTGCTTTGGTTACACCAACCCAGCTCACATTATGGAAATCGGCATCAACAACTTTGCCTGTACCTGTTATCTTCATCGCTTATTAGCTCCTTTCGTAATTTTGAACCTGAAACTGTATCTGTCTATGTCGGATCATTTTGTCTTCATCTTCAACTGATTTTCTGTCTATCAGATAAAATGTTGGAAGAACATTTGTCTGTGGCAGGTTTTTGCCCTGGAGAAGATTTTCAACACTGTCTGCCAAGTTGTCGACAGTCTGTGTTGAGTTGTTTCTGTCCCAGACATCAACCTGTAGTACATAATCTTGCCTAGATAAATCGTTTAAGTCTATCCTCCTGAACTGAAATACCAGGTGTGGATATACTGCTGTATCGTCAGCAACTTCATGATATACTTTGATGCCCTGCTGAACAGTCTTCAGTTGTGTTTGAACAAGTTTCTTAAGGTCATTAGTCCTCATCTTCGTAATCACCCTCACTATCTATCATTGCCAATGCTGTAGCTTCGTCATTAAGTCCACTAAGGTACTTACTTTCTATCTCAATGATGGTTGGTATGTTACCCTCGACAGAATCGGTTAGAAGTCCAAGTCTCGGAGTCCTGGAA